TAGCCTGCTTTATGTAACCAATGCTATTTGTAGGATCATCTATTGTATATTTATTATCTGTTCCCGAGGTTAAATCATAATCAAGCACTTTAACATTCCTAACTATAGTTGAACTTGTTACGGATTGTAAAGTTGAAAGCCCACTTGTATTAGCTACAATATTACCGGGGTCTACATAGTGAGTAGAAATTGCCGATATTGTTGAAATTAAATTATTTGCACCAGCTGTTGTATATGTAGCAAGAGCTGGGCTAACAGCACCATTAGAAACAGCATCTCCAACACTTACTGTTAATAAACTAATTTCAAATATTAGCGAAGCACCAGTACCCGATATTGCTATAGATTTTGTTTCATTTAAAGCCCCTGCTGTTGCGGTAATTAAAAATACTAAATTACCATCTGTAATAGCCGAGGGGTTTTGTATTGTAACATTACTACCAGTTAAAACAACATCAGTAATACTATTAAATTCAAAATCAGCATTTTTAGGCTTAGCTTTAATAATCCATTGAGCAGATTCACCATTTTTAGCATATACGGACTGCTCACCGGTTACTACACTATTATTAGCAGCACCTGTAAGCTGTAAAGTTAATAAGCTAAAATTTTCTAAAGCGGGACCACTACCTACAGAAGAAATATCTGTTTGCATAAAATCTAATTCCCATCCACTTGATCCTTCATAACTTATATTATTAAAAGTTTTTATTGTAGAAGGACTATCATTAAGTATAGGCTCTATATAAGATTCAGCAGCAGATTCCCCGTAAAAAGTATTTCTATTTACATTCTCACTGTTGTGTTTCCACAACTTGCCATTCTTAAAAGTATAATATATATTATTTAAACTTAAGCCGCCTTCTTGCTCGAAAGATTTAAAACTTGTCCAACCTTGACTTCCTTCGTCAAAACTTATAGTAAAATAACCATCTGTTGCAGTAGCAACGTTAGTATCTTTAAACCCACTAAAACCTTTACCTATTAGAGTTAAATTATATAGATTGTTGTATTCATCATAAGAGCCAATAACTTCATCTGATTTAGCTAATGCATCTCTAAAAAAGTCGCTCATACCCATATTAGATATTTCAACTAATCCATTTTGCGATAATCTCATCACACTGCCCCTGCTTTTGTCAGTAAAGTATTTTGCATACCCATAATATGCAAAGGACATAGGATCTTTTGACATCCCAAATTCGCCTGCATATGGTGCAATTGTGCCTAAAAACTGAGTGTTTGTGGTTACAGGTATTGCACCACCTTCGGCTGAGTATATAAAGTCCTTATTAACTGGTGATCTTGAAATTTTATCTTCTTGAAATACAACTATTTGTGTATCATCAGCAAAAAGTTTTTGTATTGATCCGTCTTGAGGATCTAAAGATATTGTCAAACCACCTTCTGCCTCATTAAATTGGTTTATATAATTTATATTTGTTCTTGAATTAAATAAACCGCTTGAATGGATTAAAGTGTTAAATCTTCTTTCTTCTGCAAAATTTTCTTTTACAACATAGGCTCTAACGCCAACATCAAAAGATTTTTCATTAAATCCAGCTCTTAATCTATTTATTTCAATATGTGCACCTGAACTAAAAGTTAATAGATAACAATTATAAAATTGAATGTCTATTGCAGTAGTTGTAAGAGCCGATATTAACCCGCCTGTTGATGTTTCAAAAAATATATCTAAATCTGACTCAAAGGGCTCTGTTTCAAAAACACATATACCCGACGTAACTGCATCTGTAGGAACATTAGCTGTTCCAGCAGGGTTGTTTATAGATTGTACTTTAGTTAAACTAGCAGTGGTTTTATTTACCCCGCCTAATATTTTAGGATATACAGCTACGTCGCAGGGAGAAATAGTACCACTTGTACTTGGGGGTATTACAGCTGTTTGGTCTCTTGGTATTTTATTTATACTGTCGCCTAATCTTGCTACAACATTCAATGACGTAACCGCTGAAATCCAATTATAATATTCTTGTTCCCTTTGTTTAACAACAATTCTATAAGAATAACACCAATCTAAAGCTTGTAATGCTGTTATTGTAGTTTGTGCAAATGCTATACGTAATGAATTAAATACATTCGTACTATTTGCCTCGCCTGCCGCAGCATCAATAAAAACAGTGTCTCCGCCTGTTTCAGATAGTAGCACGGGAGTTTGTCTTCCGAATTTATCTGCTAAAACTATGCCAACTTGATATGTTCTCCTAGACTTGACCGACATGCTGCTATCCAACTCTGTATATCTTGCAGAAGCTTCCCCTGTTCTTGATACTGTAAATGATACACTAGGTATATTAAAGTTTTGTAAATAATTGCCATAAACCAATCTACCTCCTGCTAATTCTTGTGATTTAGCTATTCTTGGTACAGCATCTGCAACTCTTGTTAATTGGTCAGATGGAAGCGTTTTAAACGGATCTTGAGATTTATAAAAAAAGTTTATATTCGTTTCTGAAGTTAAAACTTTGCTCTCTACCACATATAATGCGCCACTACCTGTTTCTTTGTATATAAGCTCAACCTTGTCAATTCCTAAATTTTGAGGTGTAGGTACTGAAAGCTGAACAGACTTTATTGCATTAACAAAAGTTTCAATTTCTCCAAAATCGTTTATATCTGTTGCTATTGCATCTGGGTTACCCAACCTTGAGAAGCAAATAGGTGTAAAAGGTGCTAAAACGCTGTATTCGCCATCTTCAAATTGATACCTGTATGAAAATCTAATTAACTTGTTTTCTAGGAAATTTGAAGTAATAACATTACCTTGTTCATCTAAATTAGAAACCCCAACAATTGAAGCAGACTCATAGGGAGCGTACTTAGCAACAGAAATTACATCGTCTATATTAGTATTTAAATCATATCTGCCTGGATTACTTCTAGCTGTTTCAACATTTATTTTTCTAGGGGGATTTCTGTCATCTGTAAAAAATAAAAGTTCATCAACTAAATTAATTCCTGTTATAGGATATTTTTGATGAAAATTTAGCGCTGCGCTATTAACTATTACTGTAGATTTATTTGCTTTTTGATTATACTCAATTATTTGGTGGCTGCCAGAATTTATTTCATTATAAGAGTTATTATTAGTTGTAAAATAATATATTCTATCATTTCCGTTGTCTCTGTATTCACCTATTTTTTTTGCATTAGGCATCGCTGGGTCTACTATAAGCTCGTTACCTAATATATTTTCTACAGCCCCAATATCTGAGCTTTCAGACTTACTTACATTTATATTTAATGCTTCTCGATATTCACCGGGCTTTAGCATTTTATCATCTAAATCGCGATTCATTTTGCTCGCGTTAAAGAGTCTTTTAATTTCTGGCATATATTAGTGTTTAATCCACTTAGATTTACCTCTAAGAACTTGTGTTAATTCTTCAAGTTTTAAATTACTTAGTCTAATTTTTGCATTGCGCATTTTTGAAGCCGCTTCTTTCTTATATAAACCTGCCGCACCCGCAGCGCTTGGTCTAAGTTTAGAAAGGTTATAAAGCATATTAGAATATACCGCGTCTTCTGCAAGCTTAGGAACTAAAACATTATCAAAATTGCCATTGTCACCTAGCCCATCTGATATATACTGTATAGATATTAAATCTCCCTCGCTAAAGGCAGAATCAAAATATATTTTTCCAGCTTCTAAATCTAAAAGATAGGTGCCGTTTGAATTTTGTCTTTCTGGCTCAGATCCATATCTAGTATCATAATTGTCTACATCATTGTCATCAAAATAATCTTGAAAATCTTTTTTCTTTAATTCAACTTTAGATTCTTGAAATCTACTAGCTGTTTCTGATATTTCACTAAAAGTTAAATTGCCTTCTTGATCATATATGTACTTAAAATCTCCATCCTGCGCCGCTGCTTTTGTTGCTTTGCTGTTTTTTGAGTTTTGTATTGTTCTATGGTTACCTTCGTTATCTACGTAACATATTTTAACATAATTTACGTAATCAGAAGGTAAAGACAATTGCAATGTGGAGCTTAACTCTACTTCTATGTTTTTTTCCGCATGAAAAATGTCATAACTAAACTCCTGAACAGATCTTTGGGCCCAAAACGCAACCTCGTATCTAGGAACTTTAGTTAATATTTTGTCGTCACCAATATACCCTACAATAAAGTTATTTATAATATCATTTAAATGTACTCTACTATAATAACCAGGAATTGCCGTCCCCGTGCCTCCCTCAAGTGCTGAGTAATTATCTACGTCTAAAGGTTTTCTTGATATTGCCATTATTGTTCAGTTGCTTGTATTTGTTGTTCTTTGCCTTGTGCAAATCCTGCTATGTCCGCTTGTTTTATAGTAACTCCCGCTAAAGTAAGTATTTTATATACTAACTCTGAATATTCTGAAGTATGTAATTCAAAGTTTAACGACTTTGCGGTTGCTGTATAACTGTCAGTAGCTGGATTAAAAGCTGTGGAATCGTATATAGGCTTGTTAGGTACTCCAGAAGCTATTTGTGAAGCTGTAGGCATTATATAACCCCATTTAGGTTCATTGGGCTTCTTTAAATACTCTATATTAACACCTGCTGTTATTGTTGCAGGGTATATTCTAACAGCACTGCCAACTATTGTATAAACAGGTTGACTCGCTACAGGGTAGGTTAGTGGCGATTGGTTTATAAACTTGACGTCTCTATGAGAAACAAAATCTGCCTCTATACCATTAACTTGTACACTACCTAATTTATAAAAATCAGTTGGGAAACCCCAAGTCCCATTTGATTGAGTCAAATCACTACTATTATAAAAAATATTGATTTTTTCTGCGGTAGTTATTATAGGATCTGAGAAATCAGCATTATACAAACCGCCGGCCTCATACATTAATTGCTTGTTAAAATAACTTTCAAATATTTCATTTTGAGCTATATCAGCAAGTCTATTATATTCTTCAGGTGTTATGTAACCCCTGTTGTCTTTATTAGCAATAGTAAGTACGGTTTGGTATACGTCGTTTATATTTACCATGTTTTATTTATTAATTAGTGAGCATAGAGTTGATTTCTCACTCTACGCCCTTTTATTATGAAATTTTTTTCATAATAGATTTCATTAAATCAACGCCTTCATCTGTTTTAAAGTACGCTGCTAATGCCCCGTAAGGGTGCTGATCAAAAGGCACTGTCATTACCTTTTTACCGTTTGCTAATTTAAATGTAGTTCCATCATCTGTAAGATTTAATATACCAATTTCAACTGCTCTATTTGCTAAGTTTCTTAATTTAATATCTTCATCTTGGGATAACTCTATAAATAATGCAGGATCATTTTGAGCAAACCTATAAGCGTCTCTTTTCAATTCTTTAGATGTCATATCTGCTACTGTAGAGCCTAATTCTGTTCTCATAATAGCTTCTAAATGTTCAATATCTAAAGTTTTAACTAAGTTTAATGCTTCTAATTCAAGCTCTAAAGTTTCAATTTCATCAGATGCTTCCGCAACTTCATCAATTTCTTGCCATAAATCACCCACGTTCGGATGATATATAGACAAAAGCTTTTGTAAAGCTTGCTGTTGTCTTGGCACTTCTAAAACTCCATCTAAAAATGTAACATGCCCCAATGTAACATACCCGTCTTGTTCGCCTACGAACAAAGATTTTTGATTGGTAGCATATCTTATTTCTTTATTTTCACCAGTATTTTCATCAAACCAAAATAAAGGTTTTCTTAATGTATGCTTAGACTGAATTGTCCAGCTTATTGGTGATCTATTTTGCGATAGAACATACACTCTATCTTTTATTTCCCACCCTTTTTCAGGGTCGACTATTCTTTTTTTTGCTTGTGTAGTCATAATATAATATAATAAAATTAAAAAAGAGGGTAAGGGCAGCCGAAGCCGCCCATCCTCTATTAATCACTATGCTTTAAACAATACAAAGTTATTAGCACCTTGTACAATTAAACATCTTTCAGATAGATAGTGCATTCTCATTTCATCAATTGGAGATGATGAAGCGCCACCTACAGATCCAGTAACCCAAGATTTCATTTTTCTGTTTTCAGTTTCAGAAGCTCTATATCTTACGTGTAGGAAAGGTCTTTTAATGTTTTTCCCAAGAACTTGATCATATACTGTAGAAGTACCAGCAGGAACTAGCACACCTTCAATATCTTTAAAACCACCTCTTGTTGAAAAATCATTTAGATATTTCCAATCAGTTTTGTAAAAATCATAAGAACCTCTTCTGTATCCAGTAAATCCTAGATTAAGAGCCATATCCTCGCTATTGTTAAATACACCGAAAGAAGTACCTCCAGAGTATCCACCATTTTGTTGTGCAAGAATATCGTCAATTTCTAAAGAAAGATCTCTTCCTAAGAAAAGCATATTTTCTTCAATAGCACCCTGCTTATCTAGTTGCTTAAGAACAGCATCAAAATCAGTTAAAGCACCACCTGAAACTTGTGCGCCAAAGTCAGAGTATACATTACCTCTAGCCTCAACAGCTTCAAAAAATCCTTCAGTACCTTTGGCTGTAGCTGTAATACCTGAATCATAAAAGTCTAGAGTAGCTCCAGTGTTCAATTGCTTGACACCTTCAACCATAGACATTTCCAAATAGTCTTCCCAACGTAGCCTGTTTTCGTGCTCAGACTTTAGATACCATAGGTATCCAGAAGCCCCATTTTCAGAAGTAACTTCAATCCAACCAATCTGAGCAGTGTCAGAACCATTAATTGAATAGTGCTCCTTAAGAATAATAGGAGAGTTGGTAAATGTAGCGTAGCTAGGGTCTAGCTTTTCGTTAAAGTTACCAGTGCCTTTTGCAAATTCAGATCCATAAGCAAGAGCTGTAAACCTTTGTGCATTTGTAATTGCAGGCACACCTCCTAAAGATTTAACCTGGAAGTATTGTCCACTCACGTTTGTTACAATACCCTTAATTACTGCTCCGCTACCACCTACAGCCGATGTAGCTGAAGATTGAGCTTGGATCATTACTGTTTGTCCTTTACGGAAATTAACAGCAGTTGTTCCTTGAGAAGTAATGCCCAGACTTGTTGGTTGTGCAGTTGGAACAAAAAAGTTACCAACATTACCGCCTGTTGTTACGGCACTGGCTGTGCCCGGGGTTGTTCCAGAAGTTGGCATTGTGCCAGCATCACTAATATAAACAATATTTGCATATCGTGTGTGCAATCTACCTTGCTCAGTCCAAATAATTTGGTCTGAAGTAGACGGCATCTCCGCTGATACCATACGAAGGAAAGAGCCTATAGATCTGTTTCCATATCTTTCAACTTCTTGTTCGTATACATCAGGTAAAAATTGTTGTGCCCACTGATTAAATGAGCTATCTGTAAAATCAATATAGTTACCAGTATAAAGAGCTTTGCTTTGAGTTGGTTGCAAAGCTGCTGGTATTCCACTTGTAAAAGCCATTTTTTAAATTTTAAAAATTATTTATTCCATTTTATGCGCAACCTATTTGAGGAATCATTTTCAACAACTCTAACTTTACTATTTGGGTTTTGCACAGCGGAATTGTCGCTGCGGGGACTCATATCAATATTTTTAGATTTTTTTACTGTTTCTTTTATAGCATCGGCACGGCCTTGCTCGTAAAAATGGGCTGCTATTTTATCAGCATTCCTTCCAGCAAATAAAGCTTTATGATAATCACCAACTTTTTCCATTTCACCTTCTTTATTTAAATAAGGTTTAATAAAATTATTAATTGTTGATTGAGCTGTTTTTACTTTTTTTGCATCATCTACTTTGAACCTATATTTTTTATCTCCAACTTTAAAGTCAAAACCTTTGAACTCTTGGCTAAAGAAATTATTTGTTCTAGTATCAAATGTGTTTTTTAATTTTTCTGCTTTTTCCTGTATTTTAGTTGCTTCGTTATAAAAGTCTTGAGCTTCCTTATATTCTTCGGGTACTTCATTTTGCTTTCTTAACTTAAGATCTGCATAGTATTTTTCCTTTGAATCATTAAAATGCTTTTGAGCTTTATATAATTCTTCTTTAAATGCTAATTGTTTTGCTTTAATTTCAGAAGGTTCTGCAACATCTTCATCATAAGCAAAATCTTTTTGCATTAAAAAATTAATATCCTCGTTATTCAAATGAGGTTTATTATTTTTATAATATTCATAAACTAATGTAGTATTATCCATTTTAGAATAGTCTCTATTAAGATTAACATAATCTTCTAAAGTGCCATTCGTATCTTGCATAAACTCTACTAGTTTTTGAACATCTTCTGGGTATTCATTTGTTTGTACAACATCTTGTTCAGCATCTTGTACAATTTCTTGTTCAGATTCTTCTACAATTTCTAACGTTTCTTTTTCTTCTTTTTCTTCACTTTGTTCGGTAAGTTCTTCAATGCTTTCTTGCTCGTTTTCTTCACGAACTTCTTCGCTAGCTTCGGGTTCGTTGCGTACAGATACCTCATCTGCGCTTTGCTTTTCACTGGCATCAGCTTCTTGTGTTGGAGGAGTATCAACATTTACGCGATATACGCCGTCATCTTGAAACCCATAGTTAGAATCTACTTCGCCACTTTCTATTGCTTGTTCTAGCGCAGCGGCTTCTTTTTCTTGCGGTGAAGTTTCTTCTTTTACTTCAACCGCTTTTACTTCAATGTTTTCTTCCATAAGATATAATATAATAGTTTAATTTACTTTGCCTCAAACCTAGATAAGTCAAAACCTCCCAGTACGTCATTACCTTTTGACTCAAATGACTTTTTTGGTTTTTCTGTTTTAGGCGGGCCAGCTATAGAACTTACTGATATTTTTTTATCAGCAATTCTTTCCTGCGTTTCAGATTGTTTTTCAACTAATTCTTTTTGCGCAGATAATTCTAATTCTTTTAATTTTACGTTAAGATCATATTCAAATTGCATAAGCTGTTTTTTTGTTTCAGCTTCAAATTGCATTTTTTTAATATTCAATTCATTTTCAGCAGTAGATATTTGAATAGCAGAATCAGCTTTAACCTGAGCAGCTTGTGATTTTGCATTTTCAATACCAATTTGTGCCTCCCCTTGTGCTTGCGCCTGAGCTACGGAAGCTGCCTGAGCAGCTTGTTGGTCTACGGCTTGTTTCTTTAACCTTCTGAACTTAAGCAGCTGATTTGCTAACTTAATATTCCTAATTTCTCTTATATCAATAGCATCTTCTAAAAATATACTTTGTTGAGATAAAGCAATTTGTATATTATTTTCTAAAGATTGTTTTTCTTGATCGTCGGGTTGAAGATCTAAAAATATTCCAAAATCGTGAAGATGCAAATTATTTAACTCTTCTAAGGACCCTACGGAAAATTGGCCTAAGCTTGTTATAAATGCTTCTTTTGTTGGATGGAACTCTAAAACATCTTTGAATCTTAAAGATATTGCTTCTGCTATTGTTAATGTAATAAACATGCTAGAGTCCAATATATGTCTAGTGGCTACATTACTATTAGCAGCTGCCATTTTTTGTACTCCCACCAAAGCTTTGGGGTCAGGGTCTGAACCATCTCGGGCCTCATTAAGGCCGGTAATGTCCCTTATCATTTGCAAATATTGATTATATGCACCAATTAATAATTGTACCTGATTTCCGCCACCTCCTGGTAGTTCTTGTATTGGCACTTTACCTGGATTTGGATCACCTTCTACGGTTAAAGATCTGCCTATAATAGACCCAGTTTGAAAATACATGTTTAAAGCCTCTTGAGGATTGTAACTTGTACCATTACCCAAATCAATTTCAGCAAGCCCGTCCGCATCTATATAAACTCCCGAAGGAGTCATTCTTTGTATTGCTTGTTGCAGTTTTAAATGTGTAAGCTGAATCAAATCAGCGTAAGACATCATTTTAGAAACTAAAGAGTCTATCTTGCCTTTATATATCCTAGGAGCAGCTACTATATAATTCATCAACACTTTGTTAGTATTAGAATGAGGTCTTATCATATTAGAAGCTTTTTTCCACTTTAAAAGCTTATTAGCGCCTAATATATAAACTCCTTCATAAACAACCTCTTGTGCTCTAGCTACTCTTGAAAACCTTGTTCTTTTATCTTTAGGTGGATTGAAAGAATCATTTTTTTCTATTGCTTTTTCTCCTCCAGATATGGTTTCTTTTAATTTATAAACATTTTTTTCCCAAGTCTTCCAATTAAAATAAAGAACAGTTGCAATATTATTGTCATAGCTTTGATTACCCTCTCTGTTATAATTTGTATTATAGTTTTGATAACCATTACTTTTTTTAGCAAGATCTCCAATTTCTTCATTTGATAATTGAGGAAATTGCTTTTTAAGTTCGTTTATTTTAATTGTTTTTACTTCTCCAAAATAATAACAATCTGAAAAATAAGGATCTTCAGTGTAAGACCAAACTAAATTAGCCGGGTCAACGTAATCTATTTTTATGCCATCAGTATTATTAAAAGAATGCTTTGCTGCCCCAATACCTAATACTGCAATGTCATAATCTATTCTGGGTTTTATATAATCATATTTATTTTGATTAAATACACTACTAATAGCTTGCTCTTCGGCAATTTCAATGCCTTGCTTGTAATTAAGCTGCATAAAAAGATCTAGTTCTTCTGTAGAGCCAGGTAATTTTTCTTTTTCTATGTTTCTTATGTTTGCTCCCAGCTGCTGCTCAATCAATTCTAGCATAGAGTTAGTATTCATATCTCTTTGAATACCCTCTACATATTGAGTTCTTTGACCTGTAGATATTGAATCCTCACCAATTGCTCTAACGCTGTACAGCCTATCTTGCATGCCATTTACAACAATATCTATAAACTTAGGTATAATAGGGACAGGCTTCCAATCTAAATTAAGATATGACAAATCTCCGTTAATTGCAAACTCATCTTTGTATTTTCTAATTGATTGCTCTCCTCTAGCATACAGCCGTAGTCTATGAAAATTATCTTTTAGTTCGTAGTATTTGCCTTGGCTCCCATTCCCGCTATTAAACCACTCTTGCTCTATAGCTGTAGCTACCGCAGTGCCGTATTCAATACTTCTTTTCTCAGAGTCAGAAACAGCCTGACTAGGAAATTGAGAATACTTATTTTTTATTTTTGCCATATTTATTTAATTAGCGTGCTTTGATCGCCTTCATTCTTATATTTAGAGAATGAAAAATTTAGTTTTTTTGTTATTCGTTCTTGTCTTGGACGGTATAAATGTTTTCTGCAAGCCATTATAGCTAGTCCACTACTTATAGAAGCATCATGAGCTGTACGCTTTGATATATCAAATTTAGCCCAGTCTTCTAGCGTTCTTTGAAAATGCATGTTACCGTGGTTATCCCCTTTATTACCAACGTTTTCTTCTATATACGATTCAATTGCAGCAGCATGAGCTTGCTTTATATCTTCTGATGTATTTGGTATACCACCTAATTCTATTTCAGATTTAGATAATGCGCCTCGTAATTTATCAGGGCGATTCATAGAGAAACCTCTATAACCTCTTCTTTTTAAATGATAAAGTAATCTTGGCTTGTTATTTTCTGCAAGTATTGGCATACCATAAAATGCTATTGCCATAAGCACATCTTCAAAAAAAACTTCTGCTGTTTGAGGTCTTGCTACATATTCTAAAAAGAATTTGCTAGATGGGAAATTAGAGTCCATTGAAAATGTTGTTAGCCCATGCAATGCACCATTAGATCCTCCGCCGCCCACTGTGCCAGAAATATCGTAACTATCACAACCAAAGTTTCCGTAGTTTATATTACCGGGATATTTAATACCG